AGATTTAGCAGGTCGTTTAATCAAAGCACAAAAAGAACCTAAAGCTGATCAATGGGAAGTAATTGAGTTTCCTGCGATCCTTCCATCAGGTAAACCTTTATGGCCTGAATACTGGAACATAAAAGATTTGGAAGCAGTTAAAGCATCTATTCCAATGTCAAAATGGAATGCACAGTACATGCAAAATCCAACTGGAGAAGAAGGTGCATTAATTAAAAGAGAATGGTGGCAAAACTGGGAAGGAGATTTGCCTGCACTAAAACATGTGATTCAGTCTTATGATACAGCGTTCATGAAAAAAGAAACTGCCGATTATTCTGCCATTACTACATGGGGAGTATTTAATCCAACAGAAGACTCTGGCCCCTGTCTCCTGTTGCTTGATGCAGTGAAGGATAGATTCGAGTTTCCTGAGTTACGTAGAATTGCTCTTGAACAATATGGATACTGGCAACCTGAAACAGTCATTATTGAATCTAAGGCATCAGGACTGCCCCTTACTTATGAATTAAGAAAAATGGGCATTCCAGTAATTAACTTTACACCTAGCAAAGGAAATGATAAACATACAAGGGTAAATTCTGTCTCACCATTATTTGAGTCAGGCAAAATTTATGCTCCTACTGAAATGGAATTTGCACAAGAAGTAATAGAGGAATGTGCAGCTTTTCCGTATGGAGATCATGATGATTTGGTAGATAGTATGACACAGGCAGTTATGAGATTCAGACAAGGTGGATTGATACAACACCCTGAAGATTACCAAGACGAACCTCTACCACAGAAACAAAGAGTGTATTATTAATGTCAAAAGGATTATTCGATATCATATTTAAATTAAGACCTCTTGCTAAAAAAGGTGAGATAACAAGAGATCAAGCTTTAGAGATGTTACAAGGCAGTGGAGCAACATCTGCTCAAATGGAAACTGCTGTACAAAATTTATTCAAAGATACACCGGCTCAGGCATCAGGGATCATTAGTTTAGAAAAAGGAGCAGACCTTGTAAGAGCAAGTGAAAAAGCTACAGAGCCAACAAGAGTATCAGATAATTTTGATACCATACTAAATAATTTAGGTACTTTAGAAGAATTAAACGATGAAAGTTTACAGGCACTAGCACGTGAATCAAAGGTGTTAGGTAATTCAATTAAACAATTAGAAAACATGCGTGACAACTCAGAAGAATATGTGTTGATGACAAACAGAAAGAAAAAGATTGATGGCATACTAGATGTTGCAAACATGATTCCACGATCAAAGAATACTAGTTTTGAAGATTCTCTAGAATCTTGGAAAAGAGCAAATAAAGATAGATCAATTTTAATTTCTACTAGAGAAGAAGAAAAATTTATGAATGAAAGATTTGATTATGAAAGAGCTCAATATCAACAAGCTTTACAAAAAAAGCTACAACCCTTTTACGAAAAGTATGGTGCAAAAACTAAAGCAGATAAAAAATTTATAGAAGATTTTTATGATGTCGATGTAGACGAAGGCGCAAAGTTAAAGAAAAATAATTCTAGTTATATGTTTGTAGATGTTAGAACTTACCTAGATGAAGCAACAGAAAATATTTTAGGAATGAGTAAGGATTTAAGAACAGACATATTGTATGGAAGAGAAGCTAGTAAATATGTAAATTCTCAAGATATAAAAGGATTTATAAAATATGCAAAACAAAGATTTATGGACGAAGGTGTTGCCATCAATGATAAGATGTTAAATAAAGTTGTAGACGATATGTACATAATGGACGATGCATTTGCAACAGGCGGACGTGTTGGTTTTAAAAAAGGTTTATCACAAGCATTAATAAATAAATTAAATAAGATTGCACCAGGCTCTACAAAAGTAGGTGGCTTGTCAAAAGAGATGTCAGAAAAAGCTTTAAAAAGAAAAGCAGAAAGAGAATTAAGAGGAGAGTTTAATAGACTTAATACAAAACTTAAAGAGCTTGAAACACCTTCCAACACAAAAATAATTGAACGTGAAGAAATAAATGTAGACATAGGAACATTGAAAGAATTTTATGATGACTTTATAGAAGCAGGAGGAAATCCTAATGTTAAAATGAAAGATTTAAAACAAGCCTACAACCTTAAAAAATCTTATCCATTTAATACACCTTTTGTAGATAAAGATGGAAAACTAATAGGACAAGAAGCAACTCAAAAAATGTATCCTGAATCTAAAAAGTTTTACATTGAAGATCCTGATGTGTTAGGGGAACGAATAACAGCTATGAGAGAAGGTAGAATTCCTAGAACAAAAGAAGGAGAAAGACAAGGTCTTGACATACCTCCTGTACCAGAAGGATTTAAACTTAGTAAAGAAAAATTAATGAGAAATTTTCCAGAGATAGATGAAGACTATGCAGACGCAATAATGCAACAAGATAGAAATATACAAGTAAGATTAATTAAGATGCTAGAGGACAGAAGAAGAGATCCAGAATTGTATGATAAACTAATGGAAAAATATGGAAATACATTACAGTTTCAAGGCGAGTTTGATAAAGCGGTTAGAAGAAAGAAAAATGCTAGTGGCGGCCTAAACTATTTAATGGGACTTGATTAATGAAAGTTGGAAATTACGAACAGATGATGGCCTATCTGAAGGATCCATTTAATCCTTCAGAGTTGAGAGCTAGAGTCAAGGAGCTTGAACAGGAAGAAACGTTTGAACCACGTATGGACTTTGACAAAGGTGGTATGGCTAAACTTGTTTCATACGTAGAAAGTCTGCCCAAAGGATCCACAGTTACAACAAAAATGTTAGAGGATTACATAAGTAAAAATAAATTAAAAGTTAATCTTGGTAATTTTTTTAATAGAAAAGCTGGAAATATAAAAAATGTAAAATTTGATAGAACTTATGAAGGCTCTCGTTTAACAAACGAACAAATAAAAAATGTAGAGAACTGGAAAAAAAATAATCCCAACAAAAATTATGATGACTTATCAACTGAAGCGAAAACACGTGTAAGAAAAGGACAAAATGTTGGTGCATATGAAGTAACTCAAAAAGAAAAATATGCGGATGCTTATGAAGAAGCATATAAGTTTTATGAAAGTAAAGGTCTTGAACCTGACGTTGAAACTATAAGAAAAATTATAGTAAAAAATGATGGTAAATTTGTACCTCCCACTAGAAAGTTGAAGGGGGAAGCTGGTCTAACGGGCTTATTAAAAAATTATGAAATGGATGATTTATTAAAAGATTTAAGACAAGGTAAAAATTTAGCAGAGATAAGTATTGAGTATTTTGATAAAAACGAAAAAGAAGTTTTAAAAAGTTTGGAAGGAAAAAGAGATTATACAAAACCACTTGGAAGAATAAGCACGGATTTAGGTTATGCTATTTCTAGAAATAAAGAAGCAACAAAACTTTATAATAAAATAAAAAAACAACAATCTTTCGACAGATTAAAAAATAAAAATAAATACTTAAAAGAAGTAGAAACTCTCTTACCTTTTGCACAAGAGCAGGGATTAGTTCCAGAAATAAATCCTTTTAATGGTAAAAAAATAGATACTGGTAGTAAATATTTTCAATTCGCTTATAAAATGAAAAGAGATCCTATTGCAAAGCTTTTTGGATTTTATGAAAAGGTAGGAGTAGAACATCCAGCAGGTGTTGCACGTGCTCTTATATTTGATGATCCTGCAACTCTAAATGAGATTGTAGCAACAATGCCTGATACAAACATAGCTTCGGGATCGACTTATGATGCTTATGCAACGGGACAAGCTAGGTTTTTTGAAAAAACCGGTGATCCTAAATATATTAAAAAAATAAATCAAATTATTTTAAATAAGAAAAAAGAATTTGGTAAACCAAGAACTATATTAGATATTGAGGGGGACAACGTTACAAGAAGAGCTACTGATTTTTCTTTAACGAACCCAAATTATTTTAAAGATGCTAAATCATTTATTAATGAATATATTGCTGCTGGTGGTTCTAAAAGAAAAAATTTTAATAAATTAGATTCAAATTTACAGAAAGCCATCAAGCTTTATGAAAAAGGTAATCAAGTAGAAGGTAATAAAAATTTAAAAATAGCCGTAAATACAGTTTTAGATAAAGAACAACGTATTGTAAAATTAATAAATTCATACAGAGATCAAAAAGCAAATTTAAAAAAAGAAATATCGGCTGTATATTGTGGTAAAAAAAATGGAGGTCGTATTGGTTTTGCAGAGGGTCCTACTGGTTTTTCATGTAGTATAGATGAAATTGAAACCAATATGAAAAGAGATTTACAAACAGAAGCAGGTAGATCTAGAGTTAGGAAAATACTTCGAGGAGCAGGCACTGTTTTAAAAAATGTAATTGCACCTGTTGATGCTGTAATTGAATCTGCATTTATGTTACCAAGTTTATTAGCAGGAGATCCAGATGCTGCTTTAAATAATACGACACTAGGTTTTATTCCGTATTTCAAAACTACAGGTGCAGAAAAAGCACAAAAACTTTTAGATAAAGGTTTAATCGATCAAAATCAATACAATGAAATTATACAAGGATTTAAAGCAGATGAAGCAATTGCAGGTATTGCAAAAAATATAAACGATACCGATCAATTAATTTTAGGATATGAAAATATTGGTATTCTTTCAAATAGAAAAGGGGAGAAAAAAGTATCTCAGGCTTCCCCTGAAAGAATATTTCAACTAACAGAAGATTTTGGAAAAAAATTTGTTGAACTTGCAGAAGAAAGAAAAAATTTAGTTGAGCAAAATAAAGAATATGCTCCTGCAATATCAACCATTTCAGGAATGTCTAAAACTTATAATGCTTTTAGACAAGGATTAATAAAAGAAGCAACTACAACATTGAGTCAACAACCATTTAGAGAAAACGTGGGTATAAGAGAAGCTATAGCTGATATTGGAAAACAATTGGGCACTGGTGAATTTTTGAGAAAACAAAAAATGAAAGATCCAAGATATGTTGTTGAAAGCATGGGTGATGAATATTTTGATGCCATGAATAAATATTATTCACCATATATGGAGGATGTAAGATCTGCTTTTACAGGTAAAGATCCAAGAGATCGTTATTCAGAGCTTCCTATTTCATCTCCATCTGCTTTAGCTCAAACAGAAAAAATAGAATACATACAAGGAATGTCTCCTGTTTTAGAAAAAATTTATAGAGAACAAGGTCCAGAAGAAATGAAAACTTTTGCAGAAGAACAAGGTATAGATTTAAGTATGTTTCCTGCATTAAAGGGTGTTTCTAAAATGGAAGAGGACCGAATAAATTTTGCAAATGGTGGTAGATTAACTTTTTCAGATGGATCTCCAAAAGATCCAAGTAAAAGATCAACTCTTAAAAAAATAGGAATAGGTGGTGGAGTAGCCGGTGGATTAGCAACAGGTTTAATAAATCTTTTAGATTTTTTTAGAGGTGGTTCAAAAGTTACAAAAGCACAAGAAGCTGTCCGAAGAGCTTCAAGAGCAGAAGAAATATTTTTTGATTTAGTTAGAAATGTAAAAAATAAAGGAGTGATGAGAGAAGCAAGATTTACTGCAGATGAGCCTGGTGGAGTAATATATGAGCACGCAGGAGTCAAAGTTATTGATGAGGCACCATATATAAGAGTAGAATTTGAAACAGATAAAGGAGCACCAGCAGTTATAGAATATAGAAAACCAGGACGTGATGTAGATCCAGATACAAAAACAATTGTAGATGATCCAGGTGGTTTTGAATACGAAGGACAAGAGGTTGGTAGAATAAGACCCAATGGTGATGTTGATATAGATTTTGAAGAAGAAATTATTGATGAAATAACAAACGTAGAAAAGATTGCAAAAGGTGATTAAAGGTAAAAAGAGTGGCCCACCACCTAAATCAGGACCAACACCACAAGGCTTGAATTTAAAGTATAATACTGTTAAAACTGTAAAACTTACGGAGAAAAAACATGGCAGACATAGACAAGGCTCTTCCAAACGAGCCTAGAAAAGAGATTACGCTTCCAGGTGAAGAGGAAATTCAAGAGCAAGTAGTTGAAGCTACTGAAGAAGCTCAAGAGTCTCCAGATGATATTGAAGTAACAGAAAACGAAGATGGATCAGTTGATATTAATTTAGATCCAAATGCTGCAACACCTGAAGGTGGTGATGAGCATTATGCAAATTTAGCAGAATTTTTACCTGACGATGTACTTGGAAGATTATCTTCTGATTTAAATTCTAAATACATGGATTATTCTATGTCTAGAAAAGATTGGGAAAAGTCTTATACTCAAGGTTTAGATTTATTAGGATTTAAATATGATAACAGATCAGAACCGTTTCAAGGAGCGAGTGGTGCAACGCATCCGGTGCTTGCGGAAGCAGTTACGCAGTTTCAAGCGTTGGCTTATAAAGAACTTCTACCTGCCGATGGACCGGTAAGAACACAAATTTTAGGATTACAAACTCCAGACAAAGTTCAACAAGCAGCTCGTGTAAAAGATTTCATGAACTATCAAATCATGGATCAGATGAAAGAATACGAGCCAGAGTTTGATTCTATGTTATTCCATTTACCTTTATCGGGATCAACTTTTAAAAAAGTTTATTACGATGAGGTGGAAGGGCGAGCTGTATCAAAGTTTGTCCCTGCAGATGATTTAATTGTTCCGTACACGGCTACCTCATTAGACGATGCGGAAGCAATTATTCATCGTGTTAAAGTTTCTGAAAACGAATTAAGAAAACAACAAGTTAGTGGTTTCTATAGAGATATAGAATTATCAAAACCTGAAGACAAAGAAACAGATGTTGATAAAAAAGAAAGAGAACTTGAAGGAATTACAAAATCTAAAAATGAAGATGTTTATACATTATTAGAGTGTCATGTAGATTTAGATCTAGAAGGTTTTGAAGATGTAAATCAAGAGACTGGTGAGCCGTCAGGAATTAAAATTCCATACATTGTAACCCTAGAAGAAGGATCAAGAGAAATATTATCTATTAAAAGAAATTATGAAATAGGTGATCCAAAGAAAGACAGCTCTTAGATGCGGGAACGTTATCTAATCTGCCAGCTGGATTCAAGATGCGTGGCATCAGAATCAGAGATGATGCACAATCGATTCAACCAGGTGAATTTAGAGATGTAGATGCACCAGGTGGTAACTTAAGAGATTCATTTATGATGTTACCATTCAAGGAACCATCACAGACACTATTAAGTTTGATGGGTATTGTGGTTCAAGCCGGTCAAAGATTTGCATCTATAGCTGATATGCAAGTTGGTGAAGGTAACCAACAAGCTGCAGTTGGAACTACAGTTGCATTATTAGAGCGTGGTTCAAGAACCATGTCAGCAATCCATAAAAGAATTTACTCAGCTCTTAAAAATGAATTCAAGTTAATGGCTAGAGTATTCAAGTTATATCTACCTCAAGAATATCCGTATGATGTCGTTGGGGGTCAAAGAATGATTAAACAAGCAGACTTTGATGACAGAGTAGATATATTGCCAGTTGCTGACCCTAACATTTTTTCTCAAACACAGCGTATTTCTATAGCGCAAACGGAACTCCAACTGGCAACTTCAAATCCACAAATGCACAACATGTATCAAGCATATAGAAATATGTATGAAGCATTAGGTGTAAAAAATATTGATGGTATTTTAGTTAAACCACAACAACCTACTCCAATGGATCCAGCTTTAGAACATATTGCAGCTTTAGGTGGTAAACAGTTTCAAGCTTTTCCAGCTCAAAATCATAGATCACACATTCAAGCTCACTTAAGTTTTATGGCAACCAATATGGCTAGAAATAATCCAATGGTAATGGCAAGTTTGGAGAAAAATATTTTTGAACACATTAGTTTAATGGCTCAAGAACAGATTGAATTAGAATTTAGAGAAGAATTAGTTCAATTACAACAAATGCAAATGATGGCACAACAGAATCCACAACTTCAACAACAGGTTATGCAGCTTACTCAACAGATTGAAGCAAGAAAAGCAACTTTAATTGCTGAAATGATGGAAGAATTTATGAACGAAGAGAAGAAAATTACTTCACAATTTGATAATGACCCAATTGCTAAACTAAGATCAAGAGAATTAGACCTTAGAGCGATGGAAAATGATAGAAAAGAACGTGAAAACAAGGAAAGAATGGACCTTGATAAGATGAAAGCGATGATGAATCAACAAACTCAAGACGAAAAGCTAGATCAGAACGAAGAATTAGCAAAATTAAGAGCTGATACATCAATTGAGAAGACAATTTTATCAAAAACCATACCAAATGTTGATTCAATGATGAAAAATCAACAAAATATGGTTCCAAAAGTAAAAATTATGAGAGGAGAAAACTAATATGTGGTTCAGTGCACTAAAATTAGCAGTTTCTGCTGGTTCAAAAATTTATGCTAATAAACAAAAAGCAAAAATGGCGATGTCAGAAGCTCAATTACTGCATGCAGAGAAACAAGCACGTGGTGAAGAGCAATATCAAGGAAAATTATTAGAAGCTAGACAATCGGACTGGAAAGACGAGGCGGTTTTGATAATTCTCTCGGCGCCAATAGCAGTTTTGGCGTGGTCGGTGATAAGTGAGGATCCTGAAGCGATGGATAAAGTAAAATTATTCTTTGAAATGTTCTCGCAGCTCCCGTCATGGTTCACAAATTTGTGGATACTTGTAGTGGCGTCAATATATGGTATAAAGGGAACACAAATATTTAGAAACGGAGGAAAAAAATAATGCCAGGAATGATGAAAAGACCTATGTATAAAAAAGGTGGGAAAACTAAAAGTAAAAAATCCTTTCCTGATATGTCAGGTGATGGTAAAGTAACTAAAAAGGATATTTTAATGGCTAAAGGTATCATTAAAAAACCTATGAAGAAGAAGAGAAAATAATGTCTAATAGAAGATATAATACACAAACTAGAAAAAACTTTTTTGGTGGAGGTAGTTCTAATAAAAAATTGGAACAACTAAAAAAACTTTTAGCCGGAAAAAGTCAAACTAAAAATAAAGATAAAAAACAAAAACCATCCGTAATGATGATGGCTATGAAGGGAAAAAGATAATGGCAAAACTTTGTCCTAGAGGAAAAGCAGCAGCAAAAAGAAAATTTAAGGTTTACCCAAGTGCATATGCAAATATGTACGCATCTGCAGTTTGTTCAGGTAAAGTTACACCCGGCGGTAAAAAAAGTAGTCGTAAAAAAGCTATGGGTGGCGGTATGATGAGGGAATCATATAAAGGTGGCGGCTGTGCTCAAATAAAAGGATTTGGTAAAGCAAGAAAACCAAACAAATAAATATGCGTAGAAACTTTGCAGAAGGGGGTTTACGTAAATGGGTATCCGAAAAATGGGTAGACATCGGAGCACCTAAGAAAAACGGAAAATATCAACCATGCGGAAGATCAAAGGGAAGCAAAAGAAAATATCCAAAATGCGTACCACTTGCAAAAGCCACACGAATGACAAAGTCGCAAAAGGCGAGTGCTGTCAGACGAAAAAGACAAGCAGGAAATAAAGGACCTAAACCAACTAACGTAAAAACATTTGCATAATGAGAAAAAGAGATAATCCAATTAGAAAAACTACCGGTAAAGGTGGAAATTATAGACCAACAAAATCTGGAGCTGGAATGACAGCAAAAGGTGTTGCTGCTTACAGGAGAGCAAATCCTGGGAGCAAACTAAAAACAGCCGTAACAGGAAAAGTAAAGCCTGGATCCAAAGCTGCAAAACGTAGAAAATCATACTGTGCTAGATCACTAGGACAATTAAAACGTTCATCAGCTAAAACAAGAAATGATCCAAATTCTCGTATCCGTCAGGCACGTAGAAGATGGAAATGTTAGATAGAATAGTTTACAAATTTTTTGCTGGTCTTGACATTTTTTGTACAAAATTAGATAGTGTATTTTATGAGGGACACAAAAAAATTAGAAGCCTTTTCAAAAGAAAAAGAAAAGCAAAATAAAGAAATGAGTCTTTTTAGAAATTTAAAAAAAGAAGTTGAAACCGGTGCGAACGGAACTCAAAATTATGTAATTAAGAAAGGAATAAATCAAGGTAAAAAAGCATATGTTAAGTAATGAAGAAACAATAATAATTAGTAAAATACAAAAATTTTTAAAAGAGTCTTATCAAAATATTGGAGACAACATGATAGGTGGAGGTGTTGACAATATGGAAAAATATAAGTATATGATGGGACAGGCACATGCCTATTTAAAAGTATCACAGGAAATCTCTAACCTGCTAGAACCAAAGGAGCAAAAAAATGAAACAATCGCAGTCAACACAAACGTCGTCCAATTCGGACCCAAAGATTAAATCAGCGCTATTAGATAAATACGAAGAAGACCATCAAAAAGAAGTTAATGGTTATGAGCGCTTAAAACAAAAAGAATCAAATAAATTACCTAAACCTACTGGATGGAGAATGGTTGTATTACCATTTAAAATGGCAGAAAAAACTAGAGGTGGATTATATCTTGGACAAGAAACTTTAGAAAGACAACAAGTAGGATCTACTTGTGGTCTAGTTCTTGCAATGGGTCCACACTGTTATGATAAAGAAAAATTTCCAGAAGGACCCTGGTGTAAAAAAGGAGATTGGGTAATTTTCGCAAGATACGCTGGATCTAGAATCCAGATCGATGGCGGGGAAGTTAGATTGCTAAATGATGATGAAGTTTTAGCAACCATCGATAATCCTGAAGACATACTTCATCAATATTAATCATAGAGGAGTAAAACTATGCAAGAAGAAAACAAAACAGTTGACATTGATACCTCTGGTCCAGCGGTAGATGTAGAACTGCC